CAGCCACTTGCCCTGCACAAGATGCAGTAAATTATTTTATGTGTAATAAAGAATTGTACGTTAGTCATGGATGTTGCTTAAACCAAACAGCTAAACTTGTACAGCATGACGAAATAAGAGCAGATAACCTAGACAACGTGCATAAAAAAATTATAACAAATGAGCCTATATTCTCTGCGTTTATACCTGGAGAGTTCGATATATGCTTTTCTACAAAAAAATGCCCTTCTAAAACTGAAATAAAAAATGTAAAAGTTGGCGCAACTGTTTGTAACTTAAAATGCAAAATGTGTGAAATAAAAGATATGAACAGTTATGCAGAGGAAAAGAAAGAGTTATTTTTTAAAATTCTGAACGAATATAAAAAGCACGGTGGGTATGAAACATTAATTATTAATACTTGCGGCGAAATGTTTATATGGAAAGAAGAGATTTTGGATTTTATAGAAAATCTAAAACATGATGAGTTTCAAGAAATATTAATAATGTCTAATGGTCAGCTCATAGATGACGAAATAATAGAAAGACTAAAAAACGTAAAAGAAGTATCTATATTTATAGAAATAAGTATAGATAGCGTTAAAAAAGAAACTCTTGAAAAAATAAGGGTTGGAACAAATTATGAAAAAACTATAGAAGTAATAGATAAATTAAAAGAGGCAGGACTATTAAAAGGTTGTAATTACGTTGTCCAAAAAGACAATCTTGATGAACTAGAAGAAGCTTATACCTTCTTTAAGGAAAGAGGCGTAAAAGTTAATTTTCTTTGCCAAAGAGTTCAGTCACGAATTGGCGACTACTTCTTTGAAACAAATGCTATCGACGTAATTACAGATAAAAGAAGAGTTTCTTTTGTAAGAAATCATCCTGACACTATTTTATTTAATGAGGTGAAGTAATGATAAATTTAGTAAAGAAAATAAAAACATTTAAAGGAGACGTTTGTACATTTGATGTTGATACTTACGATGACATACAGAATTTAACAAACTCTCAAAGCGAAAGACTTCCAATTGTTCAAGGTAGTATAGCTAATGTTATAGACGAAGGAAAGTCTTATGTTTTGAATTCGGATGACGAATGGATTCCTGCAAATAGATTTATTAATTTACCAGGAGCACTATAATGGTTGAAACAGACAAGTATAGAAATTTGTTAAGCCAAACATTTACAAAAGCTGGAAAATTAAATTTCTATGCTGTTGATAAGTTGGCAGACTTAGATAAATTATCAGATGACGAACTCGAAATAGCTGGTTGTAGAGCTTACGTTATAGAGAATGGTAAATTCTATATAATGGGAAGTGATAGAGAGTGGCACGAGCAGCTTCTAACTTACAACATTTCTATGGACGAAGAAATAACAAGAGCTGGTGTTTACACTTTTGATTTCGACCCAACTATATATGATGGAATTCAAACTATTAAAATTACAGTAACTCCAACACTACAAACAATAGAAGATACAATTACAGAGAATGGTGAATATGAATACGAGTATGACCCAGTAGATTACGACGGTATAGAAAAATTAAAAATAACTGTTGAGACTGTTGGTGGTAATGGAGATAAAGTTGCGGTTGATTTTACAGATGAAGAGCCAGATTATTTACTTCACAAAATAGCAACAACTGTCGGCTCTGGTATTAAAATTTCTTTTAATCCAGAAGACGAAGATAAAAAAATGTTAATAACTTATTCACCAGCAGACTATGAAGTGGAATACTTAGAAACATTACCACTTGCAAGTATTCAAGGTGAAGATACACCAACCTATCAGTCTGGCGCAATTACGTTTATCGGTAGTTCGTTTATACCTTCTAATGGATTTTCTTTTGTAGTAGACCATTCTATATTTACAGCTTATTCATCTGAAGGAAACATGGTAAATTGCAGATTTTTAGTTTTAAAATTAAATAACGATAACTCCGCAACTGTAATTGCTTATTCTGACTTATTTAGCATGAATAATGTTAGAACAAATAATAAATTACAGGTTGTTTGTAAAGGAGCAACTGAAAAAATAAAGGCGGGAGAAAGATACTATATAGGAATCGCTGGAACGGCAGTTACAACAGACTGGGCAAAAATGATGGGATATAGAGCTTGGGCAGCACAGGATATAAACTTGAATCCACCATTTAATGTTTATTCTACCAGACATATAGATATGTCTAACCCATTAGTTACATTAAGCGCTAGAGATTTAGTAAACAATGGTTCTTTTTATGTTTACTATTCTATAGTAAAGTAGGTAAGAAATGAAAACAGATATAGATTCTAGTAGATTTGATTATTTATATGACGCCATAGAAGTTAAAAATCTCACAAAGGAAGTGTTAAGCACATCGACCGCTACAAATGAAAGCTATAATTTTGCGAATGTAAATTATGGTTTTTCAACCTCTTTACAAAATAACTATGGAAAGTATTTAAGTGTTAATACGGTTTTTGTATCCGAGACGGAATCTTATGTTGCTACTGGAAGATTTTTACAAGTGCAACACACTGGTGATGATTTTAGAATAAAAAATACTGGCAAATTAAGAATAACAGTTCGGGCAAGTTCTACTTCTAATGAAAACCCAAGAGATGTAATTCTAAAAACCATTGATAATACAGAACTGGCAACTGACTCAGTTACTTCTACCGCAAAGACTGTTGTGTTTACAACTTCTGGTGATAAAGACTTTTTAGTTTCTCATAAAGGTGGAGCAATTAGATTTTATAGCTTAACAATTGAAGTTTTAGAACAAAGATTAACAAAGAAATTAATTTTAAAAATTAATCCTTCTGAAACTTTTTTACCTGAATTAGAAACATTTTCACAAGCTGTTGCCGCAAGGGATAACTCTTATTTTTCTGGTTCTTCTGGGTATACATATTTTACAAGACTTAATTTTTATGGCAAATTTAAAATGACATTAAACACAAAAGTTATTCTTGGTGTAATTAACGAAAATTACATGAACTGCAAAATAAAAGTTTACAGAAGAATTCAAGGAACAAATACTTTTAGACTTGTTGCCCAGACTGGAACTAACGGGCTTAAAGAAAAACAAATTCTATTTGTAAACGAAGATACACTAGATGGAATTTATGAGTATTATGTTGGAGTTTATGCAGACGGCAATACTGTAAATCTTATGGGATTTAACAATGAAGATGTTGCAGAAAAAATAATGCCACCATTAAGTTTTAGAGTTAAAGGAGAGCCAGAGGAATATTTTACAACACAAAATATACAAAGTAGTTACCAAACTTTTTCTATAAAAGTTCAGACATTGGAGGAATAAATGCAATTTAACAGAGAAGAATATTTAAAAGGAAATTTTGACACAAATTCACAAGAAGAAAGAAAAAATGCTTATTATGCAACCAAACTAATTGGTTTAAATTGGAATAATTATATAAAAGAATACTTTAAAGATTGTATGGGCGATGCTATTGGAACATTCGAATATAACTATCAACTTGTTATGCCCTTTGCTACAGCGGGTGTATTGGTAGACTTTGGTCTATTTAAGCAAGCCGCAGAATACTTAGAGTCTTTAGAGTCTGATAATGTAGAGTTTAACGCTAATAAAGACTTATGGATAGAACGTTTGCTATCAGCAGACGACCATTATTATCAAAAGGAACACAATCCTGATTATATTACATTTACTGAGAAGTCTATGTCAGAAAAAGATATGTCAAAAGAGGAAAAGCCGTTAGACTTAACAGAAAATGAAAATAACAATACAAGTAATTATGAAGTAAATGAAGAAACTAAGGTTAATTCTGCTGTAATTGACCAAGAAATAGATGAAAATGCTTCTAATGAAGGAGAAATAATCGAAGGAACCGATGATTAAACCTAAGTTAATTTAAAAGGAACTTAGTAATGATTGTTAACGGTAAAGAAGTAAATATAGATTATAGAGCTGCACAAACAATTCAGCAGCGCTTAGATGTTTCTCCAGAAATTCCAGAAACAGCAAAAGTAGAAGTTTCAAAAAAAGAAATAAAGGAATTAAACCAGTCATTTGATAGTGGCGTTTCTAATTATAATGAAGCGTTAATGTACGGTAATTTGTATGGTACAGAAAATCAGTTATTGACTGGTTTAAATGCTTCTGAAAATAGGGCTAGCTATTATCAAGTTTTTGACCAAATGGATGGATGTCCATTTATTCACAGAGGTTTGCAGGTTATTGCAGACGATGCTTGTCAAAAAAACGTAGACGGTGATACTGTAAAAGTTTATTCAGATGACGAAGATATAAAAGAAATATTGGAAAAACTATTTCATGAAAGATTAAATCTTAATAAAGAGCTTTGGTCTATATTTTTTGAAACTTGTAAACTTGGTGATAACTTTTACGAAATAATTCCAGACAGTTATGAACACCCAACTGAGATTTCTAGAATTAGATATTTGGACCCAAGAAAAACAAATAGAATAGAAAAGAATGGAAAACTTGCTTTCTATACATACAGAACAGACTTAGATAATAACGAATATACAACTGGCGTTGGAGATGATTCAAAAACAAAGCAAGAAGTTATTTATAAACTTCAGCCTTGGCAAGTTATTCACTTTAAAATCACAGATAAAAAATTTGCACCATATGGTGGTTCTTTGTTGAGCCCTGGCGTTCAGGCTTACAGACGCTATTCTATGCTTGAAGATGCTATGCTTGTATATCGTTTGGCTCGTGTGCCAGAAAGACGTGTATTTAAAATAGATACTGGAAACCTTTCTACTGCAGAAGCAATGAGAGCTGTTCAGAAAATTAAAGACAATAATAGATCTCGTTCAATTCTTGATGAAAAGGGAAATATTCAGAAAAATGCTTTGGCTCTTTCTTTACTTGATGATATTTATATTCCAGTAAGAGAGGGACAGAATAGTACAGAAGTTACAACATTACAACCAGGTGTTGGTTTAAATAATATCGACGATATTAGACACTTCAGAGATGAAATTCTTTGGATTCTTAATATTCCACCAGAGTATTTAGGTTTTACTTCTGACCAGAATAGTGGTATGGCTGGTAAAGGTTCCCTTGCTATGCAAGACGTTAAATTCGCTAGATTTGTTGAAAGAATTCAATATTATGTAGAAGAAGGTTTAACAAAGATTGCAGCTATTGAATTGTTCTTTAAGAAAAAGAAAAAAGCAGACTTAAAGAACTTTAAACTTGAACTTACACCACCTT